AATATTATACGGATGGCCTTAGGAACTCCTATTACTATATATTGTACTCCATACTCCAATTCATATAGACTTATGAGCGAGCTCTCAAGCGGAGTACACTCCCTTATTTACAAAAATGCCATCCAAACCACGTCGTTTTAGACTCCAAGCTAAAAACATTTTCCTTACTTATCCACAGTGCTCTCTTACAAAAGAGGAGGCACTTTCCCAATTGCAAGCTATTCAATTACCCTCTAATAAGAAATTCATCAAGATTTGCAGAGAGCTTCACGAAAATGGGGAACCTCACCTCCACGTCCTGTTGCAATTGGAAGGAAAGGTCCAAATCACAAATAACAGATTGTTCGACCTGGTTTCCCCAACAAGGTCAGCACATTTCCATCCGAACATTCAGGGAGCTAAATCCAGCTCCGACGTCAAGTCTTACATCGACAAAGATGGAGATACAGTAGAATGGGGTGACTTCCAGGTCGACGGAAGGAGTTCTAGGGGAGGCCAACAGACAGCTAATGACGCTGCAGCTGAGGCGTTAAACGCTCCTGATAAACAGACGGCTCTTCAGTTAATTCGGGAAAAATTGCCAGAGAAATATCTTTTTCAGTTTCATAATTTAAATTCTAATTTAGATAGAATTTTCTCAAAGGCTCCGGAGCCGTGGGTTCCTCCGTTTAACCTCTCCTCCTTCACTAACGTTCCCGACGAGATGCAAGAGTGGGCCGATGAATATTTTGGGAGAGGTTCCGCTGCGCGGCCATTCAGACCTATGAGTTTGATAGTCGAAGGTGATTCAAGGACAGGGAAGACGATGTGGGCTCGTGCGTTAGGCCCACATAATTACTTGAGTGGTCATCTGGACTTCAATTCTAAGGTTTACTCGAACGAAGTGGAATACAACGTCATTGACGATGTCACACCGCAATATCTAAAGTTAAAGCACTGGAAGGAATTGATTGGTGCTCAAAAAGACTGGCAGTCAAATTGCAAATACGGAAAGCCAGTTCAAATTAAAGGTGGCATCCCATCAATCGTGCTGTGCAATCCTGGAGAGGGGGCTAGCTATAAAGACTTCCTAGACAAGGAGGAAAATGCAGCTCTGAAATCGTGGACACTCCACAATGCTAAATTCATCTTCCTCGACGCCCCCCTCTATCAAACCGAGACACAGGATTGCCAAGAAGAGAGCCATCAGGCGTAGACGAGTGGACCTAGAGTGCGGCTGCTCGATATACGTCCACTTCAACTGCAACGGCCATGGATTCACGCACCGGGGAATTCATAACTGCACCTCAGACAGAGAATGGCGTCTATATCTGGGAGGTTCCAAATCCCCTCTATTTCAAGATATACAACCTAGAGGATCTACCGTACACGAGAACCAGAATATACCACATACAGATAAGGTTCAACCACAACCTCAGGAGAGCATTGGGTCTCCACAAGGCCTACCTCAACTTCCAAGTCTGGACGACTTCTCTGACAGCTTCTGGGACGACATATTTAGCTAGGTTTAAGATGCTAGTCATGATGTACTTAGACCAATTAGGTGTAATTGCCATTAATAATGTAATTAGAGCTGTTCGTTTCGCAACAGACAGGCCATATGTCAGTTATGTACTCGAAAATCATTCAATAAAATTCAAACTTTATTAATTCGTGATCGAATCGTAGAAATAGATCCGAATCTTAAGCGTTGCATACACAGGGTTAGAGGCATGAGTACATGCCATATACAGTAACAGAGCATTCTCCGTGTGATTCTCATACTTCCCAGCCTCCTGGTGATTGTACACCACATGATTGTTGACCTTCCAGAACCTCTTGACCAGAGCCTGTTCGTTGCTGGCATATTGACCACCAGTGACCTTGGCATAGAACTTGTGCATGACTTGATAACGATCACGGAGATCGTTCTTCACCGTAGCAGTGCTGGGCTCGTTGTCAAACATGTTAAACACCTGGCCAAACTCCATAGGGGTACCATACGGTCTACGGTCTCTGACCAACCAGAATATGACACTGTTCGTGTGGTTCTTGAGCTTGATGTTCTCGTCCATCCATATCTTCCCTAAAATGTACACAGACTTAACGCAGAAACGCTTACCGACACGGTGGGTTATACCATTGCCACGTGTGACATCAGATATGCACATGACCTTCCCGACATGTGAGATGTCGTGACGCTGCTCGTAGGATTGAACCTTGCAGGGCCCTTCACAGCCTCTTGGAACATCAGGAGTCCTTATCATCCTGTATATCCTGGGCTTCCTATACATAGGCCTGTGAACCCACTCCGAGGCCTTGTTGTACTTTGGGCCTCCACCTCCACGAGGGGAAAAGTTGGTAGTGCGGCTAACCTTTGAGGTTCCCGCCATCTGGCGCCATGAGGGATCCCGCTTGGGCATTTTGAAATAATTACTGACGTCATACATGACTTAATTATATAGTCGTCCAACAACTTAGGGCCCAAGTCTTTCGCAAATATCTAGGCTCCTCAGGCGCACTATAATTGGTCGGACAAAAGTTAAATCCTTTAATTTGAATTAAAGGAGAACAGCGCGCGGGCAAGGTGTACTCCACGAGAGCGGAGAGGGAGAGGAGGATCGGGCGGCCACCAGAGCGCCACGTCAAGAAAGGGGGGAAAAATCGCGCGGCCATCCGGT